ACCTTGCTTTTCAATGTTGCTTGCAAGCTCTTCAAGAGCTGCTTCATCAAAAGTCTTTCTCGGATTCAAAGGAGAAGGACTGATAAGGTCAATTCTAATGTTTTGTACTTCCATAATTTAATTATATAGGTTTGACTTTTAATTCATTACATCAGTAAAGTTATCGTAAAATGACAAGTTATGCAAACAGAAACTTCGCCATTTTAACGCCATTTTCATGTGGGCTTATTACGTATTTGAATAAATCCTCTTCTTTCAGTTTCCCGAAGAAGTTCCATATCTTCTTCTCGTATTTCAGCAGGCGTTTCACCGTTCACACTTCGATACGTTCCAATACCGAAACGCTCTCTGATACGAGCAATTTTATCCGAATCTTTAGTAACCCAGTAAATTGTAACTTTCATAGTAGCTATATTCTACGACTCTCGCCACACAGGGGGAGAACATTAAACGTTTTAAAACGATCCACTAATCTTGGCCCAAAACGTTTCTTAAATTCGGCTATGCCAAGATTCGATGTTATATGATACTTCTTGCCATATTGCTGAAAAATCTCATACCGGGCATAAAGAAATTCATCAATAACTGAATCGAGACTGGTACCATACGATTTTTGATTTTCCGTTTCCAGACCGATATCATTCAAGCAGATATTAAAGGGATTTGGTTTAAATCCTTTGGATTGATTCTCATTGTAAGTGTACAAGTCAATATGCCCGTGAATTTTATAATAATTCATCATTTGAGTAACAGACAAGTTTTCAAAAGCATTGGGGTTACAAGTGAGTTTCAAATAATCTGCAAAAATCTGCATCAACATTGTTTTTCCGGTACCAGGTTCACCAACAAGCAAAAGATTCTTATGAACCTTGTAATTCTCTTCCGGAAACACATTTTGAGCATACCGACATCCGTTGAAGTAGTACAGAAGAAACTGAATTAGTTTAGAGTTGTTATCATCAACATCAAATTTTCTAAACTCCCGTTCCGTATAATCCGTACCAAGGTTAGAAATTAAATTCCAATGACTGTAATACTCTTGCGTATCAGTTAAGTCATATTCAGAAACGTTCTGAATACTTTCTTTGTGCCTTTTTATCAGATTCTCTATCTGTTGGATCGTCAGTTTGCGCTTGCCGGCTTCCTTCTCCATCAAATTTTGAAGTTTGCTTGATAAATTCTTTTCCTCTTCCGTCATGGTCTAATTCATTTTTTCGATTTTCACGAATACGATCCAGTATCCAAAGGTTTGCTTTGGAATCCCACCGCTCTATTTTCACTCCATTGGCATTCTTCCACCCTATCGAGTCAAAGTGATTGAAGAATATTTCTGCTTGCTCTTGCCAGTCATCTAACCGTTCCGGAGCATTTTGCTTGATGAAGTGTTGAATAACCTCATCAAGCGTAGGAGATATAAATTCTTTTGCGACTCTTTTAGGTTTCTCCGGTTTAGAGGGTGGGAAAAGCTCGCCAGAGCTACTTTCTTTCTTACCCCCTTTAGGGGGTTCTTTCTTTGTCTTTGTCTCTGTCTTATATTCTTCTTTAGGGGGTATGGGGGAGCTTTCTTGAAAAGGTGTCCCTAAAGGGTACCCTAAAGGTATCCCTAAAGGATACCGTAAAGGTGGTATATTTTGCATACCTTTTTGTACACCTTTTATAGAATACGTTGATTTATTGCCTCTTCCATTGCCTTGTTTACATTCAATAAGACCTGCTTGAACTAATCTATTTCGGGCGGACTTGAATACTTTTACAGACACTCCCACGTCAGATGACACCTTTGTATCACTACGTGTCCAGTTATCCTCCCAGCCTAAACGATTCGCAATTTTTAGCAAGTAAAAATAAAGCCTCGTTTCACAGCAGGAAAATTGCCAGCTTTCGTCAAGTTCCCAAAACCTATTGATAAGTTCAATATAAGTCATATCAATTTATAATAATTCCGTAAGACATTGTTTATATAAGGTTGAGGGTCAGCTTTCAGATAATAGCAAACGCTATTAATGAACTCAATCAACCCATGACAAACGACATATACACTGCCATATTTCTCAACTAACGCCTGCCATTCTTTTTGCCCATCAGACTGCGTTCCGGCACGTTTACCTTTTACATGTGGAGTTTTCATCTCTATGCAAAGACTGCTCTTACCACCGCGAGGAAAAAGCAGAATCAAGTCAGCAACACCAGCGATGGCACCTTCATATTTACGCATAGCACCGCTTTTCTTTGTCCTGACGCCGCCGTTTGGTATAGCAAAGAGTAGAGGGCCGACATTGGGAAACGTTTCTCTGAACCAAGTTACACAAATGTGTTGTATCTTGGTTTCAGAATATTTCACCTCCATTTTACGAATATCTTCTTCAGTCATTTTTCTGCTTGTTTTTTGAAATCGTAGCACATTCATTTAGAAGGTCAACGATTTGTTTACACCTGTTCCTGCAACCGACAAAGGATATTATGGTTTCCCATTCAGGACCGAACAACATTTCTTTCTTGTATTCCTGAATATGAGTTCTCTGTCCATTTATAACTAATCTAAATGGCTTCATAATTTATCCCTAAACAAGTCCATTGCAAGATTCACCATATTCTCTTCTACTTGGTCATCCGTTCCGGTTACACCGTTAGCAATGTTCTTCTTTGTTTGAATTACATCATACATATACTTGTCAATAGTATCCTTACCTAAGAAGTAATAGCAGTTAACATTGTTCTTTTGACCGTTACGGTGTGCTCTATCTTCTGCCTGTTCGCAATCACTGAAAGTCCAAGGGAACTCTATAAAAGCAACACGACTGGCAGCAGTCAAAGTAAGCCCGGTACCGCCCGATTTGAAATTCAGAATAATCAGTTTACAATCCGGATTATTTTGGAAAGAGTCAACGGCATATTGCTTTTGGTTGACACTATCGGAACCCGTTACAGTAACAGCTTTAGGAAATTCCTTTTTCAGTTCTGCTACAACTTCTTTCAAGTAACCGAAAAGTATCAGCTTCTCACCACCGTCGATAACATCATGGACAAATTCACAAACAGCCTTGATTTTACCTCTGGCAGATATCTGCTTTAAAAGCTGCATCTGCACCATAACGGCACCATTCATTGATTTCTGCACTTGTTCATCCGAAGCGTTCTTGTACTTCTTCAAGTATTTTACCATATCAGCCTCGGCAGCCTTATACTCTTTGGTGGTAGTGATATCAACTGTCAAGTATTGACGAGTCTTGTCCGGAAGTTGTGTAAGCACCTTTGACTTCTCACGACGAAAGAAGCAAGTATTCCATAGTCGCCAATTCAGCTCTTTAACGTTGGATGCCTGTTTGGGACCATCACAATATCTTTCAACATACCGGCTATAACCTCCAAAGTCCTCTAATCGACCTAATATTTTTAGCTGTTGTAGCAAGTCTGTATTATTGTTAACAACAGGAGTACCGGTCAATGCGAATATATAACGTTTACCTTTGCAGATACCTTCAACATATTTGCTCTGTTGAGTTTTACTTGATTTGCATTTATGAGATTCGTCAATGATAACAGACCTAAACAGAGAGACACGCTGATCGAAAGCAATACTTTTCATTGTAAGCTTGGATTCCTTATTTACAGCTTTTACAAAAAATTTATTAAGCGATTCATAATTAGTAATGAACACCTCACAAAGTGGGTTGCCATCAGACTTTTTACACTCATAAAATGATTGCCAGGACTGTCGGTTTCTGTCATCAAGGATAATCGAATTCATACCTGCGAACTTCTTAAACTCACGCTGCCAGTTTACTTTCAACGCAGCAGGGCAAATTACAAGTACTGGAAAAGACTCACCATAAATGGGCGCTTCCTTATGTGCTTTAACAACTGCACATATGGCTTGCAATGTTTTACCTAACCCGGGCTGGTCTCCGAAAAAACAGCGTTTGTGCTCTATTGCATACTGTACTCCTTCAAGTTGATACTCGTAAGGTTGAAGTAACATATAGTGTTCACCGACAAAAGGTTTCATCGGAGGAATATCATAATTAATATCTTCAGTTACCTCACGTTCCTTGACAGTAGAACAATAACGCATCTGAACAGCCCATTGCGCAAAAGCTCTCACATACCAATTCGCATCACGTCCAATAGGATAACGCGTATCATTGATACTAACAAGCCACGCCCGGTCTGTTCCGTCATAGCGTGGCTTACTTGGTATCATCTTTATGACCTCGACCAACTTTGGGTGATACTCGAACTGAATCCGGTACAGATTGGGCGTCTTAGTCACATAAATTGGTTTCATGAAGCAGGTTCTAATACTAATTCATGATGTTCAACTGTTGAACATATCCCGTTATCTTCACCATCTTCATTCATTGCATCAGCAGCTTCATCAACCTTGTCAAACGGATCCTCACCATCTTTAAATTCAAATTCCCTTTGAATCTCCGAACATTTATTCTCTGTAACATAAAGCTCTGCTTCATACAAGAAATTATAAACCGCATCACGAAACTCCTCACAATGCACATACGATTCATTGTCCGGATCGAAACCGATACCAGGAGAACAAAGATTAAGGACTTTGCTCGTCATAAGGGTTCGCTTACCTGTCAACACACAAACCTCAAAAGAAGAATCACCACCAATGCTAACGCCGGTTACATTGAACTTTTTGAAGAACTCATCTTCAAGACATGACTCTGGACGTTCCCAATTAATGTACTGGGATTCTTTCTGTTCTGTAATATCGACAATGTAGGGTATGAGCTTGTTTAGCGAATCCTTCAAATCCGGATGAACAGGATTAATCCCCTTGAAAACAATATCGTTTCCTTCCTTGTCTGCATAGACCACTTCAAGACATCCCTTTTTGGTCAATTTTGCTTTTGAAATATTCAAATCCATTTTAATTAAACTTTGAGTTAATACTTACCTATGCAGGTATTCATTAATAAAATCTTTATAGTACTGGTCAACAGGCAATGGCAAATTGATTCCTAATTCGGTGGCAGCATCAGCCTGAACCTTATCCATGAAAGTTTTCATTTGGATCGTATTCAATTTAGAAGTACTTCCAACAACCGAAACAATATTTCCATTCATACATATTTGCCGTGGAAGAAACTTCCGGCAATAGTAATCATGTACATCCAACTTATCCGTGCCTGTCTCCCTCTCAATACAGGCAAACCACAGCCACATGAGCGCGTTCTGCGACAGGGTACGTGGTTCTACCTTTCTCTTGATGCTTACAGTGTAAGTTCCATTCTTGAGCGTGGAACAGAGGTAGTCAAACGACTTATCCATTGTGACTACCCCATTTTGTTTTGTTAGAATAGCTTCTGCCATATCTTAGAATGGTAAATCATCAGGCGGTGGTATCTGTTGATATGGCTGTTGCTGATATGCAGGCTGCTGTACTTGTTGTTGCTGTCTCTGTGTAGGCTGTTGCGTTGGTAACGGTGGTGGTACAGGAGCAGCCTGTTGCTGAACTTTCGGTGTAAGCATCTCAATACTATCAACAAAGACTTCAGTTATGTAACGTTTAACTCCTTTGCTATCGTCATAGTTACGAGTGCGTAACTTACCTTCTATATACAACTTATCTCCTTTATGGACGTACTTCTCAACTATTTCAGCAGTCTTATTCCAAAAAATAAGATTATGCCATTCTGTACGTTCCGGCACTTGGGTTCCATTTTGTAAGGTGTACGCCTTATCTGTTGTGGCAAAAGATAAAGAAGCTACTTTCGCTCCACCGTCCAATGTTCTCACATCCGGGTCTTTACCGGCACGTCCTATAAGAATTACTTTATTAACACTCATTTTCCTTCCTCCCTTATAGTTACACGAATACTATCCGCTTTAGTTGATGTTTTTAAATATTGAGAATATAGTTCCGGGTGATCTTCCTGAAACTTCTTTGCATCAAAACTCTTACCCGTTGAAGAGGGAGTATAGCTAACACGCAGCCGACCGGCATCCCATGATTTAACACCGTTCTCACGCATGGCACTTTTAAGCTGTTCCTTATAACCTTTCTGCACTTCAGCGATATAACTCGCCTGTTCCTCTATATCAATAATAGTATTTACTAATTGCATAGGAATAAGCAGCTTCTCATCGGCTGGAACAGGAGCATTAGGTAAGAACTGTTCACCTTTAATCTCACACTCCAGTAATCTCTTAACCTCTGCATCCGGTTTACGCTCAATCTCAACCAATTCAGATTTATCACCTCGTAGCCAAATTCCAAACAATTTATCAACTTTAATTAGTGGATTTTGAAGTTCAAACAAATAGGCATAAATTGATAACTGCCAACTCAAATACTCACGGTCAAGACTTGCAGTAGTCTTGATGTCGCCAAGGCTGATTTTCTCGTCCTTTTCCCAAACACAATCAATATTCGATGCAAAATATTCATTATCTGAAACAGTGTACTCATTGGCAAAAGCCTTATATCCGGCATTTACTCTTTCCCTGATATAATTAATAGCTTCAATACTCTCGGGTGGTAATCCTGTTACATCAGCAAACTGGCATTGTCCATGAATACGACTGCCTTTTTCAGCAGCTTTTTTCAATATGTATTCTGGAATATCCCTATACTTATTGGGAAATAGTTGCCGGTTTATCATTCCGGTAATACCTTTCAGTTGCTTTTCACCAAGAAAATATGTGTGGTTCTCTTCTGAGAAAACCACACTCGATTTAACCAACTCTATCATGATGCAGGATAAATTTTGCCCATTTCCATACAAGCATTTACAAACTCTTTATCATTTTGCATAGCCGGATTACCATACCATACTTTTTCAAGTTCAGTTCTGCTTTTGACAGCAAGCATGTCAGCAATAGCCTTTTTCAGTTGGGCACTAGTATAAACTGGATTCTTCATACTAGCCAGTGTTTTTGCAGGCTGTTGCGCGTCTTCTTTATCGTGAGTGTTAGTTGCATCACTGTCTTTTGTATCATCAATGCAAAATAGACCGTTAAGAGCATACTTTCTTGCATAAGAAGATGAGGCTCCGGTAATTTGGCTGCCATCCATTCCCTTCTTTGTTTCCTCTTCTCTCGCAAAAGCAGTCACTATTTCTTTTTCCCCTTTTTCGTTGGTTAAAGTGGCAGTTGCTTTTACATAAATTCTATTGCCTACTGGCACCATCTCATCACTGAGAGTTAACGAACACTTTGTTTCAGTCAGAATAGGTTTCACTGACTCAAGAATATCCTCACAACTACGGTATTTGTAACTACCGAACTTATTAAATTGCCCTTTCGGGGCTTTCAGCTTTTGCTGAATGGTTACTAATTCTTTCATAATTCTGAATTAATAGTTTGACTTTTAGTTTATTACATCAGTAAAGGTAATCGTTATTGACAAGTTTAGCAAACAGAAACTTCGCCATTTTAACGCCATTTTCAGGTAGTTAAAAACTGCCTGTACGGTATTGTACAGGCAGAAAAATAAGAAAATGAATAATCCAATGTACCTTATGGAACGGCTACGCTTGAAGGGTGTACGGCTCCCTGATTTATACATAATGTAAATGCTAGTGGACGGAACCGGAGTCGAACCGGTCTCACGGAATATTGGTGCACCTCACCGTAGTTTCAGCCAACGATATACATATCCGCCCGATTAATTAAAAAGGTGCACTATCTTCACAGACCGTACACCCCAATCACAAACACAAAACAAAACTCATGAACTACTATAATTTAATAGGATCAAAAGGGTGAATGGCGTGGGGCTCGAACCCACATCACGCATATCTGCGTATGCTGCCAATTACACCAGCCATCCGTTTCAAGTGAACTATTCTCACGAACCATTCACTTAGAACACAAACACAAAATAAAACACGACATTAACTATTAAATAGCACTCTCACGAGCTTCTTGCTTCCGGATAGCCGTTCAAAGCACACCGGAATAGTATAGAACAATTAAAACTCAAATAACAGGGGCTTTAACCCTACAGCGTCCTTTTCGCTGGTAACATTAGTTAAACATAAAAAGAAAAATTCTCTGTGAAGGAACCCGGACTCGAACCAGGATGACAGATTACCTATGTATGACTTTCTTCAATCTATCTGCATACTTGCGTCTACCAATTCCGCCATTCCTTCAGGTCGTAGCCAGACGCTTCCGGCTACATTGATTGAATTGTTATTGATACAAACATAATTTTCCCCCTCACGGGTTACTTAACTCTGATTGAGTTGAGCCGGGAAACGGATTCGAACCGCTGACCTCATGTAGAAACATGCGCTCTAACCAACTGGGCTATCCCGGCAGATGCCCGGCGAACCGGGCTAAA